GCGCGTCTCGGCGGTGCGCCTGGGCGGTGTGATGATCACGCGCATACCCGCGGGCGGCAGGATCGAACCCCATGCGGACAAGGGCTGGCACGCGACGTATTACAATACGAAATTGTACGTAGTTCTGCAATCGAACCCACAATGCGTGAACCGCGTGGAAGACGAGCGCGTTTCGATGGCACCGGGCGAGGTTTGGTACTTCGATAACACGATAGAGCACGAAGTCACGAACGACGGCCCGGATGACCGGATCACCCTGATTGTCTGCTTGCGGTGCGAGCGATGATCAGTTTCCACTCGGCGGGCGGCGTGCTCGCGCGCGAAGAAGCGCTTAAGGCGGGGTACGAAGTCGAAAAGCACCAGCACGACTACGACCACCTGAGCGTTTTATGCACGGGGTCCGCCATCCTGGAAGTGGACGGCGAGATGCAAGTTTTGCACGGCCCTTGCGTGATTGAAGTAAAAGCAGGCAAGAAACACCGAATTCAAGCAATATCCGATATCACATGGTTGTGCATCCACGCGGAAGCCGTTGCCGACCCAGCCACAAAGGAGTAAATCATGCCTTGGGGAGTCGCAGCAGCAGTAGGTGGCGCGGTTGTCTCGTCGGCGCTCGCGCCTAGCCCTTCCAGTGCGGGCACGGGAGCAGGGTCAAACTATTACGACCCAAACAACATGGCGGCGGCGAACAGCCAGTGGGCGAACCAGAACACCGGTTCGTACGATACCTATAACCAGACTTCACCCCTTATCGCGGGCGCCGCTGGCCAATCGTTCAACCAAGGGCAAGCGGCGAACAACGCGTATGGGTGGGCGTACCAAAACGCAGCGGGTAACGCGGGCAACCAGTACAGCCAGCTCGGATCAAACTTGTCTGGCGCGTCGCAAGGCCTGATCAACGCTGGTCAGCAGGTCTTCAATACCGCGATGGATCCGCAGCAAGCGCTGTACAACCAGCAACTTCAGCAAACGCAAGACCAGGCGGGCGCCACGAACTCGATGTACGGGCTCGGGTCTTCCGCCGCGGGCGCGGGCGTCGCGAACCAGGCGACTAACAATTTCAACCTCGACTGGCAGAATCAGCAGTTGCAGCGTCAGACGCAAGGGTTGCAGGCTTACGGTTCGGCGCTTGGGCAAGCGAGTCAGGTAGGCGCGCAGGGTGCGGGGTATACGCTCCAGGGCGGGCAGACTCCCTACGGAGTCGGTCAGACGATCGCGGGCGCGCCGGGGCAGCTTGGCAGCACGTACGCAGGGCAATTGAACACGGGCGTGTACAGCCCTGCCAGCGCACAGCAGAGCCTCGATTCGAACTACTTGAGCCAAGGCAACTCCGCGATTCAGCAATCGAATACAGGCATGTACAACGCCGCGAACAATCAGGCGAACAACTACGCCTCCGCTGCGTCCAACGCCATCGGCGGCTTCGGTTCGCAGTCACAGAACCTCGGGAGCTACTTCGGCGGAGGGGGTTCGACCTTTGGGAACAACTACGCGGGCACTGGCAACCAGTACTACACTGGCGGCGGCAACACTTACGGCTTTACTAGCTAGGGGTCAACATGGCAGGAGAACCGGGCTGGGTCAACGCGTACCCCAACTTCCTCGCGATGCAGCAGCAGCAACAGGAAAAGAACATTCAGGCGTGGCAGTTCCAGCAAACGCAGCAGCAAGCTCGCCAGCAAGCAGCCGCGCAACAGGCGGCGGGAAACGCTTTGCCGCAGCTTCTGCAAGGCGGACAGGTGGCCGCGCAGCCGACGCAAGGTCAAATGCCGCCCCCGCCACAGCCTCCGGCCCCCGGTCAGGCTTCAACGCCGATGCAACCCCCGCCCTCCGGCCCCGCTGGCGGGGGCATTCCGCCGTTGCCGCAAGGGCCTCAACCCGGCCAGGTGAATCGCCCGCCGATTCCTCCGGGCGGTGTGCCGCAGGGCGCAGCAGGCGCAATGCCTCCCCCCGGCGTGCCTCCTTTCAAGCCGATGCCGACCACGCCGCCTCCGCAACAGGCGGCTGCACCCGCTGCGATCACGCCTCCCCCGGCGCAAGCTCCACAACAGCAAGCGCAACAACCCCCCGCTGATGATCAGATGGAAGGCGGGTTCTCGCTTCAGCGGATCGTTCAGTCGGGGCAGAAGCAAGGGCTTACCGGTTCGGACTTGTGGGCTTACGTGAATACGTTTGAGCCCTACATGACCGCGCAGCAGAAAGCGAAAGCGGAACAGGTCAAGAATCAGATCGAGATCAAGAAGCTGGACGCAGAGATCCAGGCGCACCAGATCGCGGCTTCGAATCAGCAGCTTTCGCTTCAGGAGCGAATCAAGCACGACGACGCGCTAGAACGACTGGCGTCACGGCGCGCGGATATTCAGCAAGAGAATGTCGATGTCCGCAAGGGCAATGCAGGCGGGGGTGGGGCGCCCAGCGCTCCGGCGCCCGACATCACGCCAAACGCGCAGGGCGAGTTGCCGCCCCCGAAGGCGATCGGCGGGTTTTCCAGCCAAGCTATTCAGGCCTTGGCTGACGACTATGCTACGCGTGGACCGACCGCACTGGCCGGGTTCGGGTACAAAAATCTCCCTCCTGCCGCGCGTGCCGAGATCGTGAACTACGCGGCGGCGAAGAACAACCAGACTGGCGGCAACTTCGCCTCCAACAAGATCCAATATGCCGCCGATACCGCAGGCGCGCGCGTGAACGCGCAGCAAGCCGCCAAGACAGACGCGGCAGCGAACGCCCTCACAAGTACAGGCGGCATTGGCGATCAGTTCCAGAAAGCCATCGATGATTTGGGCCGCACGGGTCTCCCGATCGCGAACCAGGCGCAAATGCAAGCGCTTCGCCTTACGAATGATCCGCGCGTCTCGACTTACGATACAGCGGTGAACGGCGTTGTGTCCGAAGCCGCGCAGATCCTTGGGCGCGGTACGATCACCGTGAACTCGATGGAGGAAGCCCGCAAGGTCGTGGAAGGCTGGCATACCTCCGCGCAGGCGCGCGCGGGTCTCGCGCAACTCAAGCGCGAAGCCTCGACCACGGTCAAGGCGTCTAGTGAGGAAGTCGCGAAGTCGGCGGGCACAGCCAAGGGGCAACCGGGTATCAACGGCGCTCCGAAGGTGGGAACCGTTGAAGGCGGTTACCGGTTCAAGGGCGGCGATCCCGCGCAGCAATCTAGCTGGGAGAAACAGTAATGGCGGGCCCTTGGGAAAAATATGCTTCGCAAGCGACGGATAGCGCACCGCCGTGGGAGAAGTACGGCGCTCCGAAGACCGCGCAACCTACCGGCCTTTCCGCTTTGCCCCCCGAAGCCGGTGCTCCGCAAAACGCGGTGGATGCGAGCACGCAACCTGAAGACTCGCTCGTCAACAAGGTGAAGGGCGTTGGCGAAGCTGGCGCGGCGCTCGCCACTGGCGCGGTAGCGGGTCCGGTCGGGCAGGCGTACGGCGCGGCCAAGGCGCTCACGAGCGGCAAGTACGGCACACAAGCGGGCGTAGAGGCGGGCGAGAAGGCTGGTTCGGAACTCACGAACAAGCTTACCTACCAGCCAAAGACGAAGACCGGGCAGGAAGCCGTAGGCGCAATCGGCAACGCACTGGATGAAAGCCGCTTGGCCGGTTTGCCTGTTGAAGGATCGGTTCTGAACCAGTTCGGCAAAGTTCCTGCCGCTGCCGCCGAAGCGGAAGGAGCGCTCAAGGCCGCGCCAAAGGCGATCGCGAAAGCCGCTATCGACAAGTTGCCGGGTATCGATCCCGAGACCGCGCAATTGGCGAAGGACGCGCACTCAATGGGATTCCGTCTGACGCCCGACCAGGTGATCGGCGGCAAGTACGCGAAAGCCTTGGGTGAAGGCGCGGCAGCGATCCCGCTATCGGGCAGCAATACGAAGTTGAACCAGAATGTGTTCAATCAGCAATTGGTGAAGCAGATCGGCGGCACGGGCGACAAGCTCACGCGCAAGACATTCGACACTGCCATGAAGGCTTCGGGCTCAACCATTGGTGATATCGCGGAGCGCACACCCTTGCCGATCAAGCCTAACCTTGTTGCCGGGTTGCGCGAACACGCGCAGGGCCAATTGCCGGACGTGGCGAATGTGGTGAACCACTATGTCGATCTCGTGAATTCGCAAGCGAAGGATGGCGTGCTCGACGGCACGACTTTCCGTAAGATCAATACCGACCTCGGAAACCGCATTCGCAGCACGTCGAACGGTGACCTGAAGTTTGCCCTTAACGGCTTGCAGGAAGACCTGCTCGACGCGCGGGAGCCATATCTGTCCGCAGAAGACGCGAAAGCCTACAACGCCGCGCGCAAGCAGTACGCAATAGGGAAGACACTTGAACCGCTGGTAGCAAAATCACCAACTGGCGACATCCCACCTTCTCTATTGCTCGGCGTGATCTCGTCCACGAAGTCGGGCAAGTCTGCTGTTGCGCGCGGTGCGGCAGGCGATCTCGGCAAGCTAGCCGATATCGGCCAACGCTTCCTGAAACAGAACCCGTCAAACGGTACGGCGGAGCGCAGTTGGGCGCAAGGCATTCCGGCCACGCTTGGCGGATTAGCTGGAGGCACCGCAGGAGCAGCGGGGGCGGGGGCAGGCGCCGCCGGAGGGCTGGCAGCGGCCTACGGTGCGGCTAACTTGTACAATCGCGTCGGGCCCGCCGTCACTCAGCAGTTAATCGACCGACCGCCCCGCTGATCAGCACAAACAGAAACATGAAAGGCGCAGTGATGACTAAGGTAAAGTTCCAGCGGAACATGACGCAAATACCGGCGATCATCACGGCGGACCAGAACAGGAAAGTGGCCCAAGCCTTTACCATTGCCGTGTTCCCTGGCGCATGAGGTTCGTTTGCTGCTGCATTTGTTCGGTCTGTTGCTGCATCTGCCATAATTGTTGCTGCTGAAACTGCTGTTGCTGGGCTTGCTGCATCTGCTCTTGAGCTTCGTACGACCGGCACTGCATATCGCGTGCGGGGTCGTTCGTGTAAGGGCAGAAGGCGCGTGCGGCCATCGGTGCAGCGAGCAGGAATGCGAGAACTAGTTTCATGGTCATCTCCTCGTTTTGATGGAAGAACTATAGCAGATGCAAAATGAAAATTCTAGTAATTGATGTAGCCAGCAATGCGCTTGACCTCTGCCAGCGCTGGCAAGCGGCGGGGCATGAGGTCAAGTGGTACGACAAACCGCGCGCTGACGGTGGCGTACGGCGTGCCGGTGAAGGGCTGGTAGAGAAGATCCGCGACTTTGACGAACTCCGCAAGAAGTGGATCGGGTGGGCGGATATGATCTACACGCCCGACAACACCTGCTACCTCGATTTACTGGAACCGTACCGCAGGATCGGCTACCCGATTTTCGGCTGCAACCTCGAAGCCGTGGAGATGGAGCTTGATCGAGAGCACGGGCAGCGCGTCATGGCGGAGTACGGTCTGAAGACCATCCCTGGCAAGACATTTCACGACTACGATACCGCCGCTGCCTACGTGAAGAAGGAAGCCAAGGCGTTCGTGTCCAAGCCTTCGGGGGATGGCGAGCGCGCCATGTCCTACGTTTCGAACAACGCCGCCGATCTCGTCTACATGCTGCAACGCTGGAAGGGCGTGGACAAGTACCGCAAGGCGGCGAGAGACGAGGGCTTCATTCTCCAGGAGAAGGTGAACGGTGTCGCGGAGATGGCCGTGGGCGGCTGGTTCATTCCGGGCGTGGGCTTCTCGAAAGCGGGGTGGGTTGAGAACTTCGAACACAAGTCATTATTCGCCGGGGATCTCGGCGTGGCTACCGGGGAGATGGGCACTATCGTGCGCGTCGTGAAAAAGTCCAAGCTGGCGGACCTAGTGCTTAAACCCGTTGCCGATCACCTGCATAAAATCGGGTACATCGGATACGTGGACGTGGCTACGATCATCGATGACAAGGGCGTGCCCTGGCCATTGGAGTTCACTATGCGCGACGGGTGGCCTATCCGCCACAATCTGACCTCGCTAATCATCGGCGATCAGGCGCAATGGATGAAGGATGCTTGCGACGGTAAGGACACGCTTAAGATACGCACCGACGTTGTAAGCGCGAGTGTTGTAATGGCGCTCCCCGACTTCCCCTACTCCCACGTCACGAACCGTGACCTGTGTGGAATCCCGGTCTACGGCGCCGAAGACATGGAGCATCTCCACTGGTCCGAGGTCATGATGGGCGTAGCGCCGCGCGGGGTGAACGGGAAAGTGGTTGACCTACCTGGCCCGGTCACCGCGGGCGATTACACCCTGGTCGCGACTGGCGAAGGCGCAACCGTGTCCGGCGCGCGGCGAAGCGTGTACGCAGCGATCAAAAAGGTTAAGATCCCGAATAGCCCGTTTTATCGAATCGATATCGGGTCCAAGATGAAGAAACAACTGCCCATTCTTCAGGCTATGGGCTTTGCTACCGGAATGGAGTATTGACATGCCGATGAAATCGAAAGCGCAAAACGCCGCCATGCATGCGGCAGCGGCGGGCCGCTCAGGCTTGGGCATCCCCAAGCGTGTGGGCAAAGAGTTCGTGAAGTCGCAAGTAGGCAAGTCGCTTAAGGGCTTGCCCGCCAAAGTTGCGAAGAAAAAGAAATGACTAGCGAGTCACGCCGCGCCGGACTCGTCTCCGAAGCTTCGATCAAGACTGCCCTCACCGAGGCCAAAGGCGACCTGTTTCTGGCCGCTTGCGCGCTCGGCTGTACCGCTCGTGAGGTCGACCAGTACGTGAGACGCTCCCCGGTCTTGCAGGCTCACGCTGGGGCTATCGAGCAGGTTAAAGTTGATCCAGCGTACTCGCGCATGAGCGTCGAGCAATTCGACAATCAGGTCGCAGATTTGGTCCGCTCGTTCCGGGTAGACGGGATTAAGGAAGTCCATAAGCTGGCGACTATGGAATTTGGAGACAGTGCAGCCCTCGCCAAGGTTAAGCTCGATGCTGCGCTCGCGTTGAGTGCGGGTTCCCGGTCGAGTGTCGGAAACAGCGATACTGAGAACGCCCTGTCTGAGTTGAATGCTCTTTATCACGCAAATGCTCCAAGAATTAAAGAGATACGGCAAACTGTGATTACGATGACAGATGGTCGGGAAGCGATTCCACAAGTAATCGAACATCGGCCAAGGACTTGAGCGCCGCATTGCGCTCTTTCTCAAGCGCGCGCCACTTGGGCGTCTCACTCGGGTAGTGGTGCAACTTCTTCAGGCCGATATACCCGAAGCGCCCTAACTCCTCCACCGCGGCGCGGTAGCCCGACTTCGTAACTTCGCGCTTCGGAACCGCGCCACCTTCCAGCCAATCCCATGCGGGCATCAACTCGCTACGGTCCGGTTTCAAACGCTTCTGGACGTACCACCATTCCTCCGGTTTGAAACAGTTCTTCATAAGCTGGACTTGCGACACGGGCCACCCCGACGCTTGCGACAACTCGGAAGGCGACATCTGACGCCCGCCGCAGTGGTGCCAGATCTCTTTCAGGAAATCCACGGGCGGATGGCGTAGGTCTACCGTCTCGTCGTGCGCAGTCCACGAAACGGGGTTCGGAATCACCCCGTATTCACGATTGAACTGGTTCGTGGTTTCCAGCCGGAACAGGTCGTATGGGCACTCGGCCAGCACAGTCACGTCCGGCCCCTCGGGAAGCGTCAGGTGGCTATCCTGGGCGATCAGCACGCCGCCCCTATCCCACCAGTTCCGAAGCTGCAACTCCGACTCGGGAATCCAACTTGCGTACTGATAGAGGGGCAAGTCCACGATCGTGCGTGAGTTGAACGGTATCGCGCGGGAAAGCGTGGTCGAACGGTTAAGCACGATGTGCGTGAACTGCCCGTGCGCTTTGTGTATCGACTTGCCCGCGTCGGTTGTGCTGTAGAGCTTCACAAGTCGTACTCCTTAACCTCCGGCAACCCCAGCGCGCGGCGCGCCAGCTGGCGCACTTCGAATGTCACCGCGTGGCCGAGATCATCCGGGTTGAGCAAGCGCTTCGCGAACTTCGTCAGCGCGAGAATCGCTTCGGTATCTGCGCGCATGGGCGGCGGATAGGCTTCGCTGATAACTGCTTGAGCTTTAGCCCTGTCGTACCA